TGATGCCGTTCATCAGCTGCGACAGCACCTGAGGATTTTGCATATTAAGTGCTGCATCAGGGCTCACGCCGAGGCTGCTGGTGATCGCCTTGATATAGGAGGCAGTATCGTTTTCATTACCCGGCGCCCACGTTGAGATAATGCCCTCAACGGAATTAATTCCGCGGCTTGCGTAACGCAGCAGCTGTTTAGCCATTGCCTCAAGCCCGTCATAAGCCGTACGGAATTTCGCAAAGCGCCCACCCGGCCCTTCCAGTTCAGCACCGCGCTGCCCAACGAAGTTGAGATTCCCCGGATTGTTATTTCGCTCGCCGCGCTTCAGTTCTCCAGCTGGCAGCCCTGCAGTATCATCACCACCAAACCATCCTGTTACGGTCTGACCGATGCTGCGTGGATCAAAGCCGGTTTTATCTTTGATCCAGCCCGCAACGCTGTTAGCACTTGATGAAACGCCCGGCAAAGCATCTGGTTTGCTGCTGTGCTGAGACAGAATTTGTTTGCCAATGCTGACCACGTCAGACCAGCGCCCCTCATTCACTGCATTCAGTAAATCAGCGATCAGACTTAGCATTTTTCCGAGGTCACGCAGATTGCGCATCGCATCGGTAAACTCGAACTTCAGGCTCCACGTTTTGGGATCGATACCAAAAAGTTTCGCGGCCTGAAGCGACACATCCTTAATCGAAGAGATGAAACCATTGACGCCTTTCACAGCGGCATCAATTTCCGGCTTCCATTTGCCCCAATCGATAAAGGATTTCCCGCCCTCTTTCCATGTTTTATAGTCATCCCACAGGAGCGCCACAGCAGCCACGAGGCCCAGCACCCAAGTGATAGGAGAAGCATACATAGCGCGATTGAGCGCCCACCACGCGAGTGTGAGACCGCCAATCAGCTCGATAAGGTCACGCGTACTGTTATCCAGTGTTCCCCACCACTCCCTGAGGTCGGAAGCCCCCTGCATCAGGCGAAACAACAGCTGACCGATGCCGTCTCCGAGGGCGAGAATGAATTTAATCCCGCTGGTCAGCGCACCTTCAATTTTCGGGAAATTGTCCAGAATCTGGCGGCGCAGGTTGTCAATTGACCCGGCCAGTCCATCCGCCAGATTTGAACCAATTTTATCCCGCGCCATGCCAGCCATCTGACCGAATGAGCGCAAAGAGGTCATGAAACGGTTGGAGCTGACGGCGGCCACGTCCGCGTTGTACCCGATCGCCTTCGTCATCTGCGAGTACTGCGCACTGAACTGGCCCACGCCGCGGCGCATCGCCATCAGCGTGTTTTCATCAATGCCAAGCATCTGCGCGTACATGTTGGCGCGGTAGTAAGGCATATCACGCAGCTTGTCGCCCACGCTGGTAAAAACGCTGGCCATGTCGCGCATGTTGCCTTTGGCATCACGCGTCTGCACACCCAGGCGATTCAGGAAACCTTCGGCGCCGGGATTGTTGCGCATAAAGCGGGATAATCCCTCCAGCGCGCCGCGTGCCCCCTCGACCGTTCCGCCCAGCTGAGACACCGCATAACCAATCTGCTGAATGCCCGCAACCGTTGCGCCGGTGCGCTGTGACATCCAGTAAAGGTTATCGAGTCCGCTGGCGATTTTGGCCGTGAAAGCCACCACAGAAAGCGCTGTAGCCTCAATGGCCGCCCCTGCTTTTACTGCATTAAGCGTGACGCTGGCCAGCGTGGCATCGAATTTCTTTGCGCCAGAATCGTCTACCTGAAAGCCCAGGCTGATGAGGAAATCTTTGATGACATCAGCATTCATTTGCAGCTCTCCAGCGGGCTATGCGTGCCTCGTTATCATTTTCGAGATCAAGGTAATCGGCGGCTTCAGCAATCCGGCACAGGTCAACTGCGCCGGACTCCAGATCCCGGAAGTCGATCCGGAAGGCTTTCGCCACCCTCCAGATCATATCGCTACCGTCAGGCAGCGTGTCGAGCGTCAGCCCTGAGGCTGCTGGCCCTCCGTCACGCTGTCGGGGGACGCGGGCAAAAAATTTCCCAGGCTGTCGCCCACCACGCGGCCAACCAGCTGCAGCATGGTCATGAGGTCGATGTCATCAAACGCCAGCACGCCATCGCGGAACACCGGCACCCACGTATCTTTACCGTGACGGCGCGACACCACCGCGAGGCAGGGGTAAATGACGGCGTTGGTGTCGTCCTCACTCATGCCCGCTACGGCATCCGCAATCTTGGGAAGCACCGTTTCCATTGCGCTTGCCACGTCACCGCCCTGCGATGCATCGCGCAGAGACTGGAAGTCAGCCAGCATGCCCGCGAGAACGGGCAGCAATTTGCGGGAAACCTTCAGTTGATCGAACACGCTGAGTTTCGCCAGGCTGTAGCGAACACCTTTAATTTCAATTTCCATCGGTTAAAACTCTCCCAGCAGTTCATCAATTTTACCGGCGTCGAATACCCAGGCGACGATGCCGGCCACTTTCGGGTTGTTCCAGTCGGGCTGTTTCTGGAAAGCACAAGCGCGGGCGGTAATGATGTCGCCTGACGCTTTGTTACGCAGAACGAAGACGTTATTGCCCCACAGCGCCGAAGACATCGACTGCGCGTTATACATAACGGAAAGCTTTTTATTTACCGGGGAGGTTTTCAGCAGGTTCACCGTGATGGTGCCGCTTTTCCCGGCGTGCAGGCTATGCATGACTTCGCCGTCCGCGCCGGTGGTCATGGTGTTTTTTGCCTCGGACATGGTGACGATAATCCCCTCATCGGAGTTACCAGAACCATAACCAAGATCGATAATACCGGTCGGCCCCGTCATTGAGG